GGAACCTATAGTGGATATACAATAACCATTACTGATACACCCGGTAATGTGTCCAGTACCTTAACCATTCCAGATTTCGTAATTGATACGACTTCTCCTACTATAACTGGCATTGCTATTGATTCATCCAACACAAATGTAACCGTAACCTTCTCTGAAGCAGTATATAATACAGCTAATGGAACGGGCGATTTGGAAACATCTGACTTCACGCAATCATTATCAGGAGGACTTGCTACTTTACCTTCCATATCCAATATTACAAAAACAAGTCAATCTGTCTGGGATATGAGTTTAGCATACAGCGGTTACGCAAACGGATCAGAAACATTCACTATTAGACCTACTGATGCTACTTCTATTTATGACGAAGCTGGAAATGCTGCTTCTACTTCCCAATCAAATAACACTATTTCTTTGAATAATAATACTGCCATCTTTTTATCTTTAGGAATGACTGGAGCCATATATGAAAACAATAGTAATATCAAAATGACATTTTCCGAGTCTGTATTTAATACAGACGGAGGAAGTGGCGATCTGGAAACATCCGATTTTACAGCCACTTTGTCTGGTGGCGTTGCAACCAATCCTATTATTGGAAATATATCAAAAGTAAGCGATTCTGTTTACGATTTAAGTTTAACATTTACTGGAGATGCAGACGGCACTGAAATTCTTACTATAAAACCTTCTTCCAACTCTGCTATATATGATGTTGCCGGTGCTGCCATGTCTACAATAGACGATACTTCTACTAATCTAATGATCACATGGATTAATACCCAATCCGCAAATTATTTAGACAGTACCTATGTAGATGGATTTGTAGATATTAGTGGAGGCAACTTAATTCTCAAAAACAGCGAAGATGTACTTAATATCGCAGGTGACGTCAGTCTTAATGGAAATGTATATATCGGAGGGAAATTAGGATACGGCGTAGAAAATATTACATACGAATTAGACGTATCTTCTGGTAATGTTGATATAAGCGGAGGATTCACTATTACTGGAGATGCAAGTATTAATGGAAATGTAGTTACTGCAGGAAACGTTTACATCACCGGAAGCGATCATGGATTATCTATATCTAACAGCAGCATTGATTACTCAGACTCTGTTGATTTATCTATTAACCAGACCATACAAGTGCTAACAAATGATAATTCTTTCAACGTTGCACCTACTATACACAACGATTTATCATCTAATGGTAACTTTGGAGCAAGCTTTGCATATGACGCCAGTCTATCCGTTGCTGGAAATGTTATGATTGTAGATGCATCTAATACCAATTACGGATCCTATACTGTTTATTCAGGAATTGACGCGTCTTACGCTTTTGTTCTTGGTAAAAGTAAATCCAATGTCTTTAATATTGTCAATTCCGATAATGCAGGTGTTTACATGAACACTGGTTCTAATAGTTTCTCATCTGCATCCGATATTAATCTAAAGAAAAATATACAACCTTTACAATCATCCAGTGACAAACTTAAACAATTGGAACCAAGAACATTCAACTGGAAATCTGAAGATGACAATGCTGACAAACATATTGGTTTTATTGCACAAGAAGTTGAGAAGATCTATCCCGAACTTGTTGAAGAAAATACTTACCCAAATGGTTCTACTTATAAAGGAGTCAATACAACCAGATTAATACCTTATTTAATTAAAGAAATTCAAGACTTGAAAAACGAATTAGATTCCATGAAATAAACAATTTTTTAATAAATTAAAATATTGTTTGATTATATATGAGTTTATATAATTTTTGTGCAGGCCGCGGCTGCGGTGGTATAGATAGTTATCGTGATAATGTAGATTCCACACCAATAACGACCCAAACAGACGAAGTCGGTACAGGAAACAATAATGCAGGAAATATTTCAGAAATAGACGGAATTGTTTACCTTGCAGGCGAGGATCCCAATTTTAGTTTAAACGGAGAACTCCCACCGCCAGATGGAAAAAATAATGCATATTCTAACTCCGGTTCCGCCGGACGGTATCGTGACACCAAATTAACCTATGAAAAAGATTATTTAATATCTTTTAACCTTATTACAGGGATTTTAATTTCATTGTTTATTATCTCAAAAAAAACTTAGGGCAATATATAAAGATGGAACTTTCTACAAAGGACTTAGAAAATGAACACTTAAGGAAAAAACAAAATTACACAGACTATCAACAATATTACAATAAAGCTTTTTTAGCAAATTTAAATGTTTCTATTGGTATTTTATTTATTGCATTCATGATAGTTAAAAATCGTACCTAATTATATATGAGCACTGAGAATACTTCTGAAGAAATGCCCAATGATTTTAAAGTGTTGGCTATAAGTCATTCCGCAGATACCAGTAAAATAAATATTATTAAAAACGCTACGACTGAATTGTATTTCGCTTACTTTATTCAACTTATCATTTATTATGGTTTACTCATTATTTTCACTTATGTTTTTTTCCCGAAACTTTTAAAAAGTACATCTATCATTTTAAAAACTATCTTTTTACTTTTCCTCTACGTATACCCTTTAGTCATTTTCCCCATTCAAAGTGTAGTATACTACCTCCTTGAACAAACATTTCACTCTTTTTATACAAACATTTATTTGTCAAAAACGTGGTAAATAATCTCATTATTATGTAATATAATAATGAAACTACTTTTAGAAGGATTTGACTTTCAAGACGAAAGAAATAAATCATATTCCGAAATCAATGAAAATTTAAAAAAAAACAGAGAACTTATTGAATGTAACAATAAAAATGACATTTTATGTGCCGAAATTCATGAAAAATTAAAAGAAAAAACACAGGTTCTCTATGACTCTAAAATTATTCGCAATCAAAAACAAAATTCATTCAATGAATGTGAATTAAAACATTCATCCTGTGATTATATTTATAATGAAATACAACAAAAAATACAAGAATTTAAACAAGTCTATAAAGAGATCAATAATATTGAACAACATATACAAAATTGTAATTCTACAGAAAAGAATTGTAACCAAATAGAGAACCTGTTAAAAAATGTACAGAAAAAACACAAAAACTTGGAAAAAAAATTACATAATAGTAGAAAAATAGATCCGATCACTCGCGAAAAATTTGTACTGTTGATTGAAAAAAACAAATTACAAATTTTTAAACTAAAAAATGATAAAAAACAATGTTTTAGAGAACTAAAACAAAAATGTTCTCAAAAAAAGGACGATTTATTGATTAATAAAAAATTATTACAAACCAATATTTATCAGAATATTGATAATTTGAATAACGCTTACAGTGTAGACGCTTGTGAACAACAACCAACCTGTTATGACCTGCTTGCCGAATCCAATATAGCCGCTTCTGATTTTCAATTACATGAAGAAGAACACAAAATTATACAAAATGATTTTGATACGTGTAAGGATCCATACAAAAACCAATGTAAAGACATTTTTATTGATTTAGAAAAAAATACTGGAAAGATTAATAATGACATAATGTATATGAAACACAAATTAGAGAACATGGCAAATTTAGAAGAAAATATTGAAGAAAATAAGAAGATTTCATCCATACAAGATAATAACGATAATACGAAAAAAAACTTTAAATTGCATGAAAATCCGAATCTGGATAATTGCATCAGTTATGAATCTGAGGTTTGTAAAAATATTGTTCTTACAACGATTGCATCTGTATTATTATATTATTTCTTCTTTGAAATTTAATAAAATGATATACTATATTTATGAAATCATTACATTACGCTTTTTTAGATAACAAAATAATTGAAGGGTTTGAAGAAAACAATAACGTTTCTGATACGATTCAAGAAAACGAAATTATTTTAAATAAAATTAACAACAATGAGGAAAATATTGACGAGGAATTAAACAAATTAAGGTATCATGACGGCCTAAATATTAAATATACCGATCTCAAAGAAAATAAAAAATTCAAACAAATGGAGACCGACTACAAAAGCATGATTTTGCAAGATAAATTTTTACTTGCTTTAGGTGGAATTACATTCGCTTCTTTAATTATTCTTGGAACACAATTATAATATATTATATTATATACTATATTATATTATGAGCGTTTCAACCTTCCCAAGTGCCGTTCCTGATGTTAATAATCAAATCAATGAATTAAACCAAACAGTAAATAACGATTTAACAAATAATGAAAAATTACTAGAACAGCAAAATATATTAAAAGGTGTTCTTGATGATGAAAAACAGAACTTACAAGATAAAGTTGACGTCTATGATAAAATCAGTGAAACTGGTAAAAGAGACGCATTACTAAAAAAAAACAGCAGTCAACGTTTAAAACAACACAACTATATGTTCTTTATAATTATTTTTGCGATTGCCTTATTAATCGGTCTTGAACTTATAGAAAAATACTATTCATATATATTCCCCGAGTGGTTACTCACCTTTTTACGAATTATCATTATTGCTGTAACTATTATTTGGTGTTTTACAATCAATGAACAAATCCAATACAGAGACAACTTAAATTATGATCGCATTGATTTAGAAAAACCAAAAATAGATACACCCGAAGAAATTGAAAGAAAACGAAGAAAAGCTGCCAAAGATGGTGACTTACTCGGATCCATTGACACCACATGTAGAATTGGACCCGAAAATTGTGGAACCGGTACCACATGGGACAGTGAAAGAATGTTATGTATGCCAACACCCACGGTAAATGAGAATTTTGATACTATTTTACCAAATGAGCCATGTTGCAATTATAATTCTATATAAAAATGTACTTATATATTAATAATGAAAGAACCCAAATATGCCATGAAACCCCCTGATTATGACGCTAACGATGAAAAACTGAAAAATACAAAAGCCAATTATCAAGTTTCCAAAGTAAATGAACTACAATCTTTCAATTACTTTTTATTTATTACTTATTACGTTGTTGCTTCTTTAGCATGTTTAGTTATTATTTTTCTATTTCCGTATAACATTTATTTGAAAATACTTATTATTATATTTTTACTTGCATACCCCTTTTTCATTTATGAAGTAGAAATGCACGTTTATAATAGTTTCAATTACAGTCTATCTTTCTTATACGGAAACGCATACGAAACTGAAAAAAAATAATATTATATGCATTATACACTATTATATAATAATAACAAGAATTATTATTATTTACAAATCATTGTTTGTAATATTGTTATCATCTGAATCTCTTTCAAAAATATCATCATTATCTTGTTCATAACGAATACGAACCCCACTCCATGATTGATTTCTAATCCTCCCGTACTGCTTATCCATATATTCATGTAAATCTTTTGGACTTGGACCACGGCCACCATAATTGGATGCATACCATATTGAGAAATCGTTGTTTAATTCTGTTTTCTTTATTTTTCCATCAGTATCTTTAATAACTCTATCTTTGATAAATTCAGAAATATAATCTTGGCTCTCTCTGTATTCATTACTCTTTTCCAAAACTATACTACAATCCTCTACTACACCATCTGTCTTATACACTATATCAACCAACATTGATGCCATCACTTCTTTCCATTTATCAAACTTTTCGTCAATATATTTATCTATTTTAAACTGATATGGTTTATCTTTATCACCTGCAACCGGATTCTCTGTAAACAAAGATTTAAATGGCACAGTACGAATACGTCTCCATGTTCCATGATCATTGGATTTAATTCCCATTAAATTATTACACGCCACCACCAGCTTACATTGCGGAATAAAAGATATAACTTGTGCCTGATAAGGGGCTCTTCCAGTTAATGGATCTTTACCTGAGGTGATCTGTTTCATAATACCTTCATTTATTACCTCTTTTTTTGAAGGCTCTTGCATGACTGCATAACGAATACCCTTCAATTGAACAATCTCCGGCGACAACCCGCCAACATTCGCACGAGCACCTGTTATCAAAGAAACAGGAACGTCTCCTTTATAGTCACCCAAGACCTTTTCCATCAAATTAATCAACACCGATTTTCCATTCTGTCCATGTCCATGATACATATTAAATGTCTGATTTGCGGATGTACCTATCAAGGTGGATGCTAAATGACTCCACATGTAATTACATAATTCACGCTCTGGAAACAATTTCTCCATAAATGTTGTTATTTCTTTTTTTATCTCATTATGACTTTCATTCAATTCTATATAATTGATATTTGTACAACGCGAAACATAATCCTCGGGAGTTCCTTTACGAAACGTCTTTGCTTTAAAATCTACAATCCCGTTTTTAAAACACAATAAATATGGATTCTCATCCAACTTCTGGAGAAAATAACTGTTGTAAAACAACTCCTTCGCCTCCGTCATTATTTTAATCTTATCAGTTGTACTTCCTAACCTTTGTATAATATTTAATATCTGAAGAGATTTCGTTTTGTTTGTATCATTCTCACTTTGAACATCATCTTCTGCCTCATTATTCACTGAATCCATTAACAAATGTTTACTTGCAGAAATATTTTGCATTAATTGCACTGAACGCTGATTATACAAATCTCGTATTGCCCCAGATATACCTTTTCTTAAATTTACACCTGAATCATCTTCTTTCCATCGGTTGTCTTTAAAACGATGCCACGATGTATTTTTTAACCCCACACACACAAATTCATGTTTAAACCATTGATACAACACCTTGGCCAAATCATTATCCGGAGCCTTATACTTTGAATTACTTGAATTTATTGTTTGATCTATATAATAATCAATCGTATTCATTTTAATTCTCTCATATTCTTCTTCACATTCTTTTTTGACCCAATGAATCAAAGACAATTTTGTTAGACCATCATCGCCCTTTACTTCTTGTTCACTCCATTTGCTACATAAATCTGGTATATCTGAAAAACTAAAACCTTCTTTTCGTGCACTAAATGCTAACCATGTTATTAATAGTTTTGGATGCGTATTTTTTAAACACCATAATACACGAATCCATTTTAGATATGAACCCTCTCCATAATACGATTCTGGCAATATCATTGCATATTCGTGCATTGTTTTCAAATAATATTCATCATTGTTGTTTGTAACACTATCTAAAAACACATCCACCGCATGATCTAATTCTTCTCTATTTTTGATATTTGACAATAGACGGTTTTCAAATATACTTTGATCTGTTTGTTGAATCATCACGTTCCTGGGTCTCTTTTGCTGTTTAAATTCATTCCCCATTTTCTCAAATGTTGAAATAAAATCATTTTTCATAAACAAAGAGACATTATTTGTATTCCTAACTGACAAAGTATGAAATTGTTTTTCCATATCAAATTTAGACACTGGAATCTCTTGTAAGCTCAACTCATCATCATCATCGTCATACCCTATTTCAAAAATGCGTGTAATTGCATATTTATCAAAACCGGGCTTTCTTGATCCATACAATTGCCAATTTACATGGCCTTTAGAAATGCCTTCATCAAAAACATCATTCCATGTATTTGTAATTGGCAAATCACTCCAAATATCTCTGATTGATTCCATCACTTTTTTACGAATGTACATTTGAATATTTCGGTCACATTGTAGACCAATCAATATATGTATCCCGTCTTTTGTTATATTCTTCTCTTTTAATCTATTTACAGTAGGTTTCTCAAAAATATACACCGGAATGTTTACATCTTTATTCAATTGATACACTTTTTTCAATTCCTCTCCATATAACAAAATCAAATCTTCAATTTCCGTATTATTGTGTTGTTTCTCGTCTATATCATACATATAGCGAAAATCTAAATCAACAACTAAAGGTCCGTTATCATCACGCTGTTTCTCTGTTAAATATTCCTTTTTATTTTTTGATACTATGTCCCTATAATATAATTTTAGAAATGTATCATATTCTGCATCTGAAATATGATAGCTGCCACCATAGATATTTTTTTTATTGTCACCAATTCTGGTATTAGTTATAGGTTTTTTATTCACGTTTTTAGTTATTGCATGTTTTGCTAAAAAGTCTTTAATATCACTATAATCTTCCATTCCGGGCACTATACTCATGTCTTGTGCTTGATTATCACTATAACTCATTATATGTACTATTATAAGAATTTTTATTTATTTCATTTTATATCAATTTTTCTTTTAGACTATCAATTACTATTTTTTATGTTTATTGATTTTTGCTAACATTTTTTACTTTTTAATTATAACATACGTATTATAAAATTGATAAAAAGATAAAATATATAAAATTAAGTATTTAGTTATTATATAATGAAGTTCTGCATTCAATGCGATAATATGTATTATCTTGGTATTAACGAAGAAAATACAAACGAATTAATCTATTATTGTAGAAATTGTAAGCATATTGATAATACTCTCACTTCTGAAGGTGCTTGTATTTTAGATACGTATAACCAAAACAGCGAATTACAGATTAATCATATTATTAATAAATATACAAAATCAGACCCCACATTGCCGAGAATGCATAACATGAAATGCCCAAACGCTGAATGTAATTCCAATAAAGATAAAAGTGATAAATTTCCAGAAGTCATTTACATGAGATACGATGATGCAAATATGAAATACGTTTACATATGTAATCAATGTGATTTTGTATGGAAAACAAACAATAAAATATAAACCAATAAAATTGATATTTCTTTTTTAATTATTTAGAAAAATAAAGATATATTTTATAATGGACATTGAAGATGAATTTTCAGCAAGCGAATTTGAAGAAAGTGATAACGAAGAATTAGAAAACAAAGAAACCAAAATCAACCCAACCAATTCTATTAAAGTGCAAGATGACGTTGAACTGGATGAAGACGAAGATTTAGATGACGTTGAGCTCGATGAAGACGAAGATTTAGATGATGATGAAGAACTTGATGATTTAGAAAGTAAATTGGATGATCTTGATGTTGAAAATATAAACGAAAATACCATTCAAGTAAAAGATAATATAAAATCCTTTGAATTATCTGATGATGACGACGATGACAGTGATGATGAAAATTATTTACAAAAATTAGACGATAGTGTTGAAAACAATATTCTCCAAACCTATTATCCTGAATTGAATCATCATAATTACGACGAAGTCAACGCTTTGTCCACGGTTGTCCGAAACTCTGAAGGTACTATTATTGACCCTTTACACAAAACATTACCTTTCATTACTCGTTATGAAAAAGCAAGAATCATTGGAGAACGTGCAAAACAAATCAATGCCGGTGCCACACCTATGATCAAAACCGACCCTTCTGTGATTGATGGATATCTTATTGCTTTAAAAGAATTTGAAGAAAAAAAAATACCTTATATTTTAAAACGCCCTTTGCCTAATGGCGGGTGTGAATATTGGAAAATGATTGATCTGGAAATACTTGTTTAATCTTATAAAATTGATATTATTATATTCATTTTTTATTTTATAAAAAATGGTTAAGGAAATAGATACTTCTCAATTAATACCCGGAAATGAATACTTTATTACAAAATATAACATTACTGGTGCTGTGTATTTCAAATTAAAGGGTACGTTTTCTCACGTTTATAAAGGATATAGAGTTATATCTTACGTATTTAAAAATTATACGATTATAAGAAAGGTTTACCCCAATCAACCTGTTCCTTTTCCTTTTGCAGACACTTATAACGAAGACTACTATTTTATTGTTAAAGATAAAAAAGTATATTTTCATCATTACAGTAATCATGGATTAAGTAGTTTAATTCGGTATTTCGTTACTGAAAATGAGTCTATCATTAAAAAAGCCCGCGAAAGACTATTTATCAAAGCAATGCAATGTATATTATCTCCATTTATTAAAGATACCTACATGTTACTTATGATAACAGTTCCCTATTTATGCGAAAACCCTTTAGATCATCCTGATATTTATATTTAAATTGTAATTTTATTTACATGTTTTTACACCATTGAATATTTAAAATGCTGATTATTCATCTAATAACATTAAAGCCATTGCTGAATAATTGTGTAAATCAATTAATGTATCTCTAATTCCTTCATCATTTATTAAATTTACTCCATTTTTTGTTATTGACATAGAACGTTGTAACTTATCTTCTATTCTCATTAAAACACCAATAACTCCATATTTAGCAAACGCATCACCATAATCTATATTTTTTTTAGTAAATAGTTCTAATGCTTCTTTTTGGATTTTTATCATTTGTTCTACTCTGTCCATTTTATTATAAAAATCATAATGTATTTATATCAATTTATAATATTTAATAGGCGTTTTAAATATTCAAAGATGTAAAATAGTTTACCAAATCTCCTATTTTTATTTTTTCTTGTTCCGACGTCTTCATGTCTCTTACAACAACTTCATCTTCATCAAATTCATATTTATTTGCAATAATTACATAACGATATTTCTTTTTGTTTGCATAATCCAACTGTTTTGGAAGCTTTACACTCTTATTTAAATACACATCCGTTTTTATTCCAGAAGAACGCAGTTTTGTTGCAACCGATTGATAACTTGAAATATATTTTTTATCTTGACACGTGACCAAAACATCTGCAATCGTTTGTGAATCCGCATTCAGATAACCCGCATTAATCAATGTAGGTACTAAACGCGTAAGTCCTATTGATAATCCCACTCCCGGATAGTTATCGTTTGGATTACCACTCAATGTACTCACTAAATCATTGTATCTGCCACCACTACACACACTCCCAATCTCCATGTGATCAAGAAGATTTGTTTCATATACCGTTCCTGTATAATAATCCAGCCCCCTTGCTATACGTGCATCCACCTTAAAATACTCTTCGCTCACTCCATTCGCAATAATGCCTTTCACCACACTTTCCAATTCATCAATACCTTCCAATAACTGTTTGTCACGAAAACCACACAATTTAATAAATTGTACTGCTTCGGAAGGTGTTCTCGCATAAATTTCTTTAAATAAAGTTAATAGTTTCTCTGCGTTTTCAATATTAATCCCAATTTCATCCAGTCTGGATATTGTCGTTTCCTTTTCTACTTTTTCAATATCATCAATAATCTTTACCGCTCTTTTTATGATTTCAACCTTTTCCAGACCATTTTCGCGAAATAACCCTTCCAATAACTTTCTATTACTTATTCTCATAACAAATCTATCTACACAAAACACCTTTTTAAAAATATTATATACGATTGCCGGAAATTCACTGTCATAAGATATATCCAAAGTATTAAACCCTACTACATCAATATCACATTGATAAAACTCGTTGAATCTACCTTGGGCCACCTTGTGTCCTTCTGCTCTGTATACTTTTTGTATTTGATATCTTTTAACTGGGAAAGAAATGTAATTTTTATTTTGAGCAATATACCTTGCCATTGGAACAGTCAAATCAAAACGCAAAGCAAGCTTTCTCCTTGCTTCTCCCGGCTCGTATTCCACTCCTTTTGACAACCAATTCAAACTAAACAGCTCTTTTGAGTCTATTCCTTTCTGATTTAACACTTCGTCTAACTCCACCAAGCGTGTATCAAAAGGAACATATCCATACAGTTCATATACATTTTGAATTTGTGATTTCACTCGGTTAAGCACAATTGTCTCATTTATACTAAACTCCGGAAATCCCGGAATAGTATCCAATGAAACTTTGTTTACTACATCTTTAGTGTCCTCCATCTGCTTTTCTTCTATACTTGAATAAATCGTATCCATTTATTTTTTAAAATATCATTCTTTTATTGTCAATTTTATACATTTGTATAAAATTGACTGAAAAAACCTTTACTTCTTACACTTTTTTCAATCAGAGAAAATGTCTTACGATTTATACTTTATCCGAGTGGATAACAAAACGCATCATGGCTACATTGAATATGTAGATCAAGCAATTCATCTTTACATTCAAATCTTTTCAGAAGCTCCTTACAATGAAAAATTTGAATATAATGATGTCAAAAACGAATTTGGAGATTTTATTTCCAAAGGCTGTCTCTTGTTGGCAATACAAGAAAATAAAACTGTCGGATTTATGTGCGCATCTTTTGGCATCAACCATGAATGCAATACTGAATTCATAAACAAATCTAAAGAACATGGTATTGATTTGAAAAATGATATCTATATTGCAGAGCTTGGTGTTGACAAAGAATATAGAAACCAAAAAATTGGAAAAAAAATTGTATCTGAATTTATTCATTTGTATGAAAACTACAACATGTTTTTGCGAACAGGAGCGGAGGGCAATGACATGGTTATTCATTTTTACAACAAGTTTGATTTTGTTGTTACTGAATTGAGAGAATCAGTTGAAAATATGCGATCTGATGGTTCCATAGCCAAAGATGAACGTCTATACATGGTTAAACCCGCAAAAAAATACCCAGGTATTTATGTGAAAACTGATTATGATTCAAAAACAGAAGACTTCGGATATCAAAGTGGTTCCGAGTATTTATATGGTATGGGGGATAACGAAAATAACCATGATGATGGTTATTCAAGTGGGGCGGAGGGATTTTATGGAAATTAAAAAAAATATAAAATTGAAAGAATGTTATTAATACATTTTTTTTTCAAAAATGCCCAAAATATTAAGAAAAGAGATTGCAAATGCAAAACAATTATTGAATGACGCCGATGCTATATTACTTGTTACCGGTGCTGGAATGAGCGTTGATTCTGGAATACCCACCTACCGTGGTTCAAACGGTCTTTGGACAAAAGAAGTTGAAATTAACGGCGAATTGTACGCATATGACGAAATATCCAGTCTTCGTATGTGGAAAACAAAACCTGAACTTGCCTGGGGATTTAAATCACACTTTTATAAAATGATGAGTGAAACTGAACCACACCAAGGATACTTTGAATTGTTAAAAAACATACAATCCAAATATGATTACTTTATTTGTACTTCAAATATTGACGGTTTCTTCAAAAAATCTGGATTTGAATCAGAAAAAATATACGAAGTGCATGGAAGTGTTCATTATTTACAATGTATGGATAAATCGTGTAATGCACTAAACGGCGTAGTACCTGCAACCGATTTACCAGAATACGACGAAGATACTTTCGTAGCAAAAACATTGCCTATATGTGTGTTTTGTGGAAAAATGTCCAGACCAAACGTCAGCATGTTCGGTGATGTTGAATTCTATGAAAAACCATACCAATACCAAAGAAAAAGACTCAATGATTGGTTAGAAAATATTAAAAAACAAAATAAAAAACTTGTCATTTTGGAAATTGGATGCGGAATCAATGTTCATTCATTGCGCATGAATAATGGTAAAATGATGAGTGGAGAGTGGAAAATGCCAGTATTTGATAATAATATTGGCACTATTAGATTAAACCCGAATGATGAGCAAAGCGATCCTCATACCATTCATATTTCTTTAGGTGCTAAATCCGGAATTCACGCACTGTTTAATTAATTAAGTATTCATTCTTTTACATATATTTATATAATATAAATATATAAATGTCACAAAAACAAAATACGACGACTCGTAAAAAATCGGTTATCACTAAGTTCCCATCATCTATGTTAAAAATTAAATATAGCGCGCAAAACAGTAAACATGGTACTGATTTAAAAGATCCTTTATATAATTCCAAAAATAAACCTATAATTAAATTCAGGTCTAAAAGTATTAAGGGTGGAAAAAGTAAAAAGGTATTAAAAAAAAAATTGTATAAAACAAAGAAAAGAAAATATAAAAAATAATTATTTAGTAAACAATTGAATAATTATTAAGATTTCCAATTTTTTCCACAATCTAAACAAGTCACAAAAATAGTAGCCGGCTCATCCGCACTGCGCGTTTGCAATTCATAATACGTACACCTTTTTGATTTACATTTTCTACATGTAAACATATCTGTTGATGCCTGCATATTATTTGTATATTTACTTGCATCTCTTTTTCTCTTCTTCTCAATATACTGTTCCCATAATTCCGGATTCATTTCTTGATGCGTCATAAATGCAAGCACTTTTGGTTGTATTTCTTTTTTCTTCAAATTACTTAACAGCTTTTCATTCTTTAAATTCACATATATACTACGCAATCTATCAATATACAATTGAGTAAAATTCGGATTGTCCCAGCGAATAATTAACTTCAACATATTTGCCTCTTTACATGAATAATCATATATACCTTCTTCCAGCTCTTTTGACATTTTTTTGTTCTTTATCTTTTCATATAATTTCTTTTGAATGTTATTGCGAAACACCTCAGAATTCGTTATTACTCTCATATTAGTACTATATTATTATGTCTTTAAACACATATTAATGTATTCAATTTTCTAATGTTGTAAAAATAGTATTTGATTTTGACCGCGTCTGATACGTCTTTCTAAATTCATTTTCTAACACATCATCGTCTTCCTCCTCTGATCCCATAAGTTCCTCCTCTTCGCTATAAAATGAACCATCTTCTTGATAATCATCTATCACAAAACCATCATCTTCATAACCACATTTCAAGCGTTTTACATTTTCTTCATCTTCGCTATCTTCTTCACTACCTACATCTTCAAAACCACCATACAACTTATCATATATATACAACCATTCATCCAGATCTAAATCCACTATTTTATTATTTTTCATTTTTACTATCACGCAATTACAAAACAAAAGCAAATTATCTATCGGCGGTGGGAATTCATATTTATTTTCGGAATTCGCTCTTCCATTCGTTTTTCCATATACACAATACAAATATGATTTTCCTTTTTTATTCTGTACTAACCATTTCGCACAACAAGAAAAATAATTATCATTTTTAAAACCCGCAACTTTAAATAACTCATTTTCTTGTTTAGTACCATAATTATGCCCTATTAAATCGCCATTTTTAGTTACAATCAATATTCTATTCATATACCCTATTTAATCATTTATATTTATATCATTTATTTATGTCAAATTTATATTTATATTTATTACCCATTCTTTTATATACCTATTATATAGTTTCAAATATAATGAGTGCATTCCCTACTGAACACCCAAATATTCGCATAATGGAACCAGGTCTTGTTCTTTATCATGGTAATCTGGAGAAAGAATACAATATACACGAATCTAATCGTATAAAATGGTTTAGTGAAGATATACATAATGTACTTCAATACGGATATCCTAAAAAATATACTGTGCAAAAACCATTAAGGCTAATTAGAATTGATAATATTCCCGAAGATTATTTTGATAAGGATAGAACCCAAAATACTCCTTTCAGAGACATTTATAAAATTTTTTTTAAAACACTGAAAGGTGACAAATGCAGACACTCTGTGCGTGAAAATGATGAAAAAATGGCGCAATTTTTAATTGATAATGGATACGATGGTTATATCATGGATAAAATGCCTAACTGTAATGGTATTGAAGGTAGTATGTTTCATTCTGAACTGGCCTTTAAAGTTAAGGATAGATTAGATAATGGTGTTGATGCTATAAATGAAATTATGAAAAACGATGGAGAACCATTTGAATTTTATTTTAATGGAGATCCATATACTGCTGACGAGCCTGGAATGGACAAATTTGTAACTGATCGTAAACAAAAAAAAGCAGATGAGCGAATTGAGCCATCAAAAAAACAACGAAAGACACTGGGTAATTATGATACAAAACCACCTTCAATGGGCTCATTGTTTGGTGATAGTGATGACGATAATGATAATGTTAAAAATGGTGGTTCAAATGTAAAAAGAACTAAAAAAAGGAGAAAAAAAGCAAAAAAACAGAATAAGAAAACAAAAAGAAAAAAAAATAAATCTAAAAGAAAACGTATAAAAAAATAATTTATTGTATGATATATTTTTATGTCAAAATAACATAAATATTTGTCTAAAAAATATATATGCTTTACAATTTCTTTTTGTTTATTTTGAATATTTTTGTGTATATTGTTATTATTTACTTATTTCATTATTTATGGGAATATTTAAAAAACAACTATAGTCAGAAAAAAACAAAAGATATTTATAATTTTCAAAAAAACAAATACGAACAAATTGTTGAAAGCATTCAACAGGGACAATCCCGACAACAGGCCTACGACTCTTTACAAAATAAAGATATTGAAACACTGAATAATGAACTGGAATCCTATGTAAATGACGAATTGGCAAACGATTAAAATGTATTATCTATATTAATAAAGATAATGTATTATATTTATTAATGATTTTTAACAATTATGATAAAATACTTACCATAAGTAAAATAGGAGTAGGTTTTATAGAAATAGTATCAGTAGCATTATACAAACTGACATTACCTCCAATAATAGGTATATTATAGTGAATACAATCCTTAGTAATATTATCAATTATATCTGAAAAATCTCCCATAGTATCCACAGGGTTTCCAAAATTAAGACAATTTACAATAGCTTTTGGTTCAGCGTTTTTATAATTATAGTCATTTAATTCTTTATTATTAATTAAATTTACATATTTTAAACATTCTTCAACACTTGACCCCCATGTTATAAGTATGTGTTTGTTTATTTCATAGATATCCAATATAGCAAATCCTTTTTCTTGTTGTGGACCTTTAATAGTTCTACAACCAATGGTTGTATCATATTGTTCCCACAATTTTTTATTATTTGCTTTTACAATAACAGGATAATCATCTTTTAATCTATTTTCAGGCCACTCTTCTATAATAGTTCCAAATTTATACATGAATTCTTCATACAATACTTTTTTATCTTTATTTGTGATTTTATATGTTCCTGTATTGTCTACATTTCCAACTACACTATATTCTAAATCCCATTTTTCAAATACTGCAAATACATCACCTACATATTCTTTCTTTACGACTAATAACATTCTCTCTTGAGATTCAGATATGATTCTATCACAGGGGTCCATCACATATTTTGTAGGAATTTTATCTACAAAAAGAGTGCAGCCTAAATTTTGTTTTGTTTTTTCTCTTCCTCGCTGAACTAATTCCAAAGAAGAACATAACAAACCACCGGCTCCCATATCTTGCATTCCTTCAACTATTTTCTTTTCTGTGATTTCATTACACGCTTCTAATAACAATTTTTCTAAAAATGGGTCACCTTTTTGAATATTACTTTTCATACTTTCAATATCTATATCACTCGTAAATTCATTTGAAGCCATGCAAGCTCCATTCATTCCGTCACTTCCAGTTTTACTTCCAACATAGATAAAATAACTATTTTCTTCTAAGGCATTACCATATACAATGTTTTCTTTTTTTACTATTCCTATGCATCCGACATTTACCAATGGATTTTTATTATACATTTGACTTTTATATAGATCTCCTCCAATATTTGCAACTCCGAAACAGTTTCCATAATCTGATATTCCATTTATTGTGCTTTTTAATAATCGTTCACTATTTTCATCCATACCAAAGCGAAGAAAATCTAAAATAGCAATAGGTCTTGCTCCCATAGTGAAAATATCTCTCAATATCCCTCCGACTCCAGTTGCTGCTCCTTGATATGGGTCAATAAAAACTGGATGATTATGACTTTCTATTCTCAAAGCTAAGCAATAATCACCACCTATATCAATTATGCCTGCATTTTCTCCAGGACCTTGCACAACATGCTTTCCCTCTGTATATAATTTTTTCAAATATTTCCTTGTGCTTTTATAAGATATATGCTCACTTTCCATTAATTCACTTATTTTCTTTTCAAATATCTTTTGATAATTTAAATTCTCTTTTGTATATTCTAATATACTTTTTATCATATTTTTGATTGCTTTATCTGATGTTCTCTCTGGATGAGGCATCATTCCAAAGATTAAATGTTCCTTATCACAAACACCTGCAATTTGTTCTTGCGAACCATTATTGTAATTTTCATCATTATAAGTCAAAAATATTTGATTATTTTTTTTTAATTCAGATAATTCATCAGATGTTACTTGATAATTACCATAAGAATTAGCAACTTGTAAATATAAATTTTCTTTTTTATTTTCTTTGCTATATTTTTCTGTTAATTCGCATTTTACCCTCTTACAAGTGAATTTTTTATCTATATTTAATGTCAGTTCTCCTGGTAACAAATTCATTTTAGTTAAGATTTGAAATCCATTACATATTCCCAGTATTGGAATTTTATCTTCATAGGCTTTTTTTATTATTTGTGTTACCGGTGACTCCAAAGCCATTTTTCCTGGTGATATAACATATTCTCCTGTTGCATTTGTATAATATCTATCTCCAAATGCAAATCCACCAGGTAATACAAGTAAATCAATATCTTTTAATAATTTATCATTTTTGTGCCATATATAATGTGCATTTGAAAAATACATTAAAGTGTCTCTATCACAGTTAGAACCTGGATAAACTATAATTCCTACTTTCATTATAATAAAATATGATTTTTTATTTATATTATAAAAATAATATATAAGTTTTTTGTATAATTAAGTATAGTGCTTTATGCAGATAATACTTGTTATTGGTTCTGGTGCAAGAGAGCTAATAATAGTACAAAAATTAACTGAAGATGCTTTAGAAGAGATAAATATTGTATGTATAAAAACACAAGAAAACAACGAAATTGATAAATATTGTTTAAAAGTAGTTTCAAAGAAGTTATCAATTAGAGAAACAATGGAAAGTATAGAAGAAGAAATCCATTTTTGTATAATTGGACCAGAAGCTCCATTGAAAGAAGGTTATGCAGATTATTTTGAAAAGAAGCAAATACCTTGTATTGGACCCTTACAGTATTACGCACAAATAGAAACAAGTAAGCAGTTTTGCAGGCAGTTTTTATATAATGAAAGGACATTAGAACCCCATTCTCCAAAATATATGGTGATTAATAAAAATACGAAGAACTACAAATCAATTAAAACAATATTTGATAGTTTTGATGAAATAGTGATAAAAAAGGATGGTCTTTGTGGAGGCAAGGGTGTAACAGTTCAAGGGTATGATTTTTCTGAAAAAGATGAGCAAATAGATTATGTTTTAAATTCAAATGATACATTTGTAATTGAAGAAAAATTAGAAGGAGAAGAATTTTCATTTTTAAGTATGGCTGATGGTTATAATAATATTCAACATTTTCCTCCCATTCAAGATAATAAACGATTATTAGATGATGACAAAGGACCTAACACAGGTGGTATGGGTTGTGTAATTGCAGAAAATAATACATTACCATTTTTAGATGAGGAAGATATAGAAATAACGAAGAGAATTAATACAAAGGTTATAGAAAAGCTTAATAGATTAAAAGAAGACAACAAATTGTCTATCGGTTATCGTGGAATTTTATATGGAAGTTATATTAAAACAAAGAATGGAATATATGTTATAGAATTTAATTGTAGATTTGGTGATCCTGAATGTATAATAGCTTTATCTTTATTAGAAAGTAATTTCTATTCTATATGCTTGAATGTAATATCTGGTAATTTAACAAAACCTTTTGAATTTTCTAATGATGCAATGATAAGTGTGTATGCAGTTCCAGAAGATTACCCAAAAGCGTCTGAAAACGATAGTTATGATATTTATTTTGATTCAGAGTTGGATTTAAAAGATATAATTTTTAGTAATGTAAAAATAGTAAATAAGCATATATTGTCTTTGAAATCAAGGACTCTATGTAGTATTGCTCGGGGTAAAGAGTTATACGAATGTTATACAAAAGTATATAATAATATGAAACTTATAAAGGGTCGTTTATTTTATAGAAAAGATATAGGTCGTAAATTTCTAACAAATTATGAGCAATCAGGTGTTTCAATTAAAAATGGAGAACAAGCAATAAAAAATATTAAAAAACATATTCTTTCAACTTATAATGAAAATGTATTAAGTGAAGTAGGTTCATTTGGTGGTGAATATAAATTAGGAAATGATGTATTGATAGCAAGTATAGATGGTGTAGGAACAAAATCAATTCTTGCAAAAAGATTTTTTAATGAAGATGCATATTATGAGTTAGGAAAAGATATAGTTAGTCATTCTATTAATGATATTTTAGTGCAAGGTGCTTATCCTTTGTTTTTCTTAGATTATTTTGGAGCAAATAGTTTAAATTTAAATAAATTTGAGAACTTTATAAAAGGAGTAACCGACAGTTGTTTGGAGTATGGACCATTTCCCATACTTGGAGGTGAAACAGCAGAGATGCCTTTAATATATAATAATGATAAGACGGATTTGATAGGATGTATTATAGGTAAAAAAGACACAAGATTTTTTCCTAATAAAGTAAAACCAGGTGATATTATTGTTAATTTACCGTCTGTTAGTCCTCATACCAATGGTTATTCATTAATAAATAAACTTGTTCTTGACAAGGATGTTGATGAAGACATGAAGAAAACATTATTAAAAGCGCATAAATGTTATTTACCAGAAGTATTAACATTTATTGAATTGTTTGGGTATGATAAATTGAATGCTATGTGTCACATTACAGGAGGAGGATTTCATTCTAATATGAAAAGAGTATTACCTGATAATATGGAAGTAGAACTGGATGAAATAGAATTACCTGATTGGTGCTTATATTTATTAGAAAAAGGAGTATCAAAAGAAGAATTATCAAGTGTTTTTAATTGTGGAATAGGATATGTTTTAGTAGTAGATAACTCAGTTAAATTAGAAAAATTTAATGTTTTTTATGAAGTTATAGGTAAAGTAGTTGATAGTAAACATGTAAATAGTAAAGTAGATAAAACTGAATACAAATTAATTACAAAAAGTAGTAAACCAAAACCTCGTATTGGAATAATTATGGGAAGTGATAGCGATTTATTATGTATGAAAGATGCTGCTGAAATATTGGATAAATTTAATATTCCTTATGAGATTACTATCGTATCAGCACACAGGACGCCTGACCGTATGTATTCTTATGCTAAAACTGCAGTAGATAGAGGATTACAATGTATAATAGCAGGTGCGGGAGGTGCGGCACATTTACCAGGAATGGTTGCCTCATTAACCAGTTTGCCCGTGATAGGAGTTCCTGTAAAGTCCAGTTCCCTTTCAGGAAACGATTCTCTATTATCTATAGTACAAATGCCAAGAGGCATTCCAGTTGCTACAGTTGCAATACATAATGCGACAAACGCTGGACTTCTCGCTTGTCGTATTATTGGTTGTCAAGATAGAATTGTTCTCAAAAAAATGAATGATTTTATGAAATCACAAGAAACAGACGTTTTAATAAAAGCAAAAAGTATGGAAGAATTAGGTTATAAGGAATATTTAAACATATGGGAGTTTTAATTATTAATTATAACATAGATTTCATAAATATTATTTCTCTTTTTTGATTATAAACTATATCTTTTGCTAATCTGTATAAGTTTGGATTATCTTTAAAGTTATCATTATTTTCTAATAATTTGGTTGTTGTTGTTAATGCAGTGGAATGATGGCTTATCATTCTTTTTAACCATTGTTTGTCTTCTATCATAAATTGATCTCTTAATAAAAAGTATGAAACCGAAACTGATAAAACAATTCCAATTAAAAACACATATAGATTGCATTTACCCATATGTAAATAATGAATTATTTCATGAGACCAAATCATGTTTGATGCCATCAATAACCCGCCATAAAATAATGTCAAAGAAATGTATATGTCTGAAAACCTATATGCTAATATGTTCATTGGATTAAATAACATACCTACAATAACCATTACAATAAACATAATCAACTGTTTTTTTAAAAGCATATTTTCCATATATATACAATAAATAGAATATTATTGAAATGTCTTTTTAAAATTGAAATTAAAAATCTATTACATAATGAGATAACAACATAAAGATATTCTCATTTCTATACTATCGCTCCATCATAATCAAAAATTATTATGGAACTTTCTTATGGACAACTAAAATTCCTACTAAACAAGTATCCTAAATTTGACTTGTCTTATGAAACCGTTTCACAGAAAACAGACCTTGAAAATTATGACATGTCTATTGCTATTGCACTCGGCAAAAAATGCATTTTTTGGAATACATATTATAATAACAAAGATGTATGTTATTTATTTGATTTAAACAGAGATCGCCAAATCTCAAAAGGGTATGTAATTAAAAGATTTAATATACATCCGCTTAGTCATGGGACAATTATCTACGGGACAATTGCAGAAGAGCCCGAAGACGTTGAAAAACCAAACAAAATGTTTGTTTTGGTTGAAGATATTTATTACTATAAAGGGGTTTATATAAAAAACGCCCCATTTTCAAGTAAAATCGCATATATAAAAGAATATATTGAGATCATGAACCAATACGAACATGAATATATTTTCACTTTTCCGTATATTCAATACTTTGACCATAAAAAAGATATTTTAAAAAGCAATTTAAATGAAGAAACGCTTTTAACTATTGGATATCAAGTCCACCATCTACAATACAGATCTTCCACATATGTTGTGCCTTATTTGAACGTACTAAATAGTAAAAAACTAAATTTTACACCTCAAAATCAAGACATTATTCAGTCATTATCTTATTATAGGGTTAAATATACTTTTGAATATATTAGACCTCAATACAAATATACTACTAATTTTATTGTGAAAGCCGATTTACAAAATGACATATACCATTTATTTGCTTTTGGAAATAAAAAAAGTCATGTATATTACAATATTGCTTATATACCGGATTATAAAACAAGTGTATTTATGAATGATCTGTTCAGAAACATTAAAGAAAACAAAAATTTAGATTATATTGAAGAAAGTGAAGATGAAGAAGAGTTTGAAAACATAAACATAGATAAATATGTAGATTTAAATAAAACATTACATATTGAGTGTAAATTCAATAGGAAATTTAAAAAATGGGTACCTATTCGTAAAATAGAAAACAATGAAAAAATTGTACATATTGGAAAATTAGTAAAAGACTATTATTTGTAATGATTACACAAAAACGCTATTTATAAAATTATTGTACTTCTGTCTTCTGTTTTTTGTATAATTATTATTATTAATATAATGTTGTGCATATAAAAATACGTTTTCTATTTCTTCAGATACACCATTTTCCAGTAATACTAATTGTATTTTTTTATTACTGATTAATTTTAATATTTCTAACGGTAAATTTGCATAATAACGATTGTTTTTTAGTATTTCATATATCTCTGTATGCATTTTACGAATCCGTTTTTTGATTAAATATTTATAAATATGATATCTAATCATGTATTTATAATAATTCTCTTTGTTTTTTCTAAAATTATAAAAATGGTGTACATATGTTTGTTTAACATAACTGTCAAAAAAGGAGGTTACTTTAAATTGACTAGGGTCTATTAGTTTAAATTCATTTGTTTGTATTTGAGAAAGGTTTATACATGTAAATCCAGAGTAATAATACCAATACCTATAATATTCAAAAGTGTTGTAAGCAATATGTAGTTTTTCTAATAATATTACTATTCTTATAAAATCTGCCATATAAATACATCGTAAACATGTATTTATATTATTTTAAATTATCCTCTATCTACTAACAAATGTCTGGAAAGGTTCTTTATAACTTTCTTATCTAATTTTATTTGTTCATCGCCTACATCACCTAATATATTTTTCATCATATCAATACAAAAAGTGTATTTTGGGTTATTCCAATCTTTACATTCTGGATGTTTTTCCCTCCATAAAGGCACTATACCATAATTCTGTTTTGCAACAATAGTAATCATATTTTTTAGTCGTTGATTATCTGGTGTATCCTTGCTCCACTCATTATTATCTTTTATATACATCGTTTCACGCTTCAAATCTACACAATGTAAAGGTCTTTTTGTTACATCCAAACCCTTAATGCGTGATAAAATCATATTTGTCATACCATCTACATAACCATTTTTTCCAATGTTCTCAATGTCTTTAAATTCTGTACTAATGTTCTCAATAAACTCAGACATATTCATTGCATCCTTACAGGTAGTGTTTAAGAAAAAATTCAAATTAAATTTTTGATTGTTATTTGTTGTATTGTTAATAGTAGTACTTCCGTCCTTGACCGCCTCAATTAATTGCTTTTGCAAATTCTTATTTTCAAGTTGTTGATCTATCATCATCTTATTTTGCTCGACTAATAATTCTTTAAACTCTTGATTTTGTTTTAACAATTGCACTATATTATCCGTATCATAATTATTATTACTTTCTTCCAATTCAAGCATGCGTTCCTCGACAATACATGTAGATTTGTGACGATAAAAGCTGGAACTGTGTTTATATGTTTTTCCGCAACTGCAAATAAAGTTGGCGTTTTTTGATGTAGCATCTATGTAGCATTTTTTTAATTTATGTTTATCGGTTGAGCAATGACGAATAAAATCACTTTTTTTGCTGCATTCAAAGGAACATTCTACGCATAAAAAAATCTGTACATTATTTCGGCGTTTTTTATGTAGCATTTTACATACTTTTATGCTACATAAAAAAACGCCTAAATGAATTTGCCAAAAAAAAGGTTGCAGCGAAACATGATCTGAAATTTGGTCACCTTCATAGCACCACCAGGCAAAAAACACAAAGTGTGTTTTTTTTGTTAGAAACTTTTTCTCGAAATTTTTTTTTGGACAAAAATTTTTGTCCATTTTTCGAAACCTTTGTGACTTTTTAATAGTAAACTTTTTTATATTTTTATATTTTTATTTCAAAGCATAATTATAAAAGAGTGTTTTATAACAATGCATTCAAGCAGTTATTGTATTATTTATTATTGTCATTATTAAAATCCAAACATGATTTATACAGCATACAATCAGAAAATAGATCATCTGCCAATGCATATTTGGTAATATTATCTGGATTGTATCTGTATTCCATGAAAATTTCATCATTTTTAATCAAATCGGAGGGGTATGTGTGAGTTATTTTGTAATATAAATACTTTGGAATCCATAATTTAAAAGCACAACTTTGTTCTCTAATATTTCTTTTGTAGGAAATCTCGTTGTCACTGTCTTCATTGTTGTCCGGAATATTATCAAATTCATCATTTGAACTGGTATAATCATTTTCTTCACTGTTTGAATCATCATGAAACCAATAATCGTTATAAGAACGCCAACCATTGTAGTTGTTATTATATCTACTATTATAAGTTATATTATTATAATCATAATAACTGGATAAAGGTGTTTCAAAAGAATATAAAAATTTATTAATTTCGTTGTTATAATCGTTCATATCAATGTTTTCTTGAATTGTAAGTGAAGGCTTCATGGAATACATTTTCATTTTTGGTAATCCTCCATCAAATTCCTTGTAAATATCTTCAATATAAACAGTAATGATAAGGCCTTTATTTATATCATACATATCAGGATAATGATACATTACGACTTGTTTTTTTAGAGCCAATATGTTTTCATATATTAGATCGCTTTTCTGTAAACAAACAAATTCCTGTAACTCACAGATAGCATTATCAATTTGTTTTTTGGTAAGTATGTTTTTATTCAGTTTCCAAGATTTGTAATCGTTTGATTTTAATAATTGATTATAATATTTATCATTTAATTTTAAATAATCACAGCAATTATCCAAATCCATAGAATAACTTAGTTTATGTAATATATTACATAAGTTGTCGGAAATATTCATAACTTATAATTAATATAATTTAATGTTTATTTTTATTTTATAAATATATATTATATTATGGATTTAAAAGATAAAATGTTGATAGATAACAGTTTCTATATAACTTATGTTTTTTTGATGACAACCGCAACAATTACGTTTATAGAAGCAATCCGTACAAAAGATATCAAAATCAGAAATATTTTGAATTTAGAAACATGTATTTCAGTAGTAGCTGCGTTCTTTTATAGTAAATTTGTCGTAGATTTAGAAAAGCAAGAAGAAGTGGATTATGAAAAACTAAATAAAATGAGATATACAGATTGGGCAATCACAACACCCATTATGCTTTTAGTATTAGTGTTGGCGTTTTTATATAATACAAAGAAGGGTGCACTACCAATAAGCAATTATGTTATTATTTTATTATTAAATTATGGAATGCTTGGATTTGGGTATTTGGGTGAATTGGGTACACTGTCAAAAATGAATGCAAATATAATCGGTTTTGGTTTTTTCGCAGGATTGTATGGTTATATGTATTATAAATACTTATACAAACAGTATAATTTTGATAATTTACTATTGTATTTGGTGTTTTTCATACTGTGGTCGTTCTATGGAATCGTTTATTTTGCAGATGAAGTGACCAAAAACGTATCTTATAACATATTAGACTTGTTGTCAAAATGTTTTGTTGGAATATTCTTCTGGGCCTATTTTACGAAAACATTTTCTCTGAAATAAATATATGAATAATTGGTATGAAAACTTGAATAAAGCGCCGTGGAGTCCACCTAATTATGTGTTTGGTATCATTTGGCCGATTTTATATGTATTAATGTTCATATCGTTTTTTCTCGTGTATTTTAATAAAAAATGTTATCCTTATTGTAAACCGATTACTTATTTTTTGATTCAATTGGTTTTAAATCTAAGTTGGACAACCGTTTTTTTCAGATTTAGACAATTGTTACTCGGATTAGTCATGATTGTAGCCATTATATTGATAACATTATATACAGCTTACAAATTTTATTCAATAAACAGACTTGCAAGTGCGTTGTTAATACCCTATATATTATGGTTATGTGTAGCATTTAGTTTGAATGCCTATATTATATTTAATAATTAATATATTTAAAAATTAGATTATTTATAATATGAGGCAGGGTTGGTATAATGGTTATTACATCACGTTGTGGCCGTGAAAATCCGTGTTCAATTCACGGACCTTGCATTAAAAAATTTATATATGTAAATTTTTTAATAAACTATTTATATTTACTAATAAATGAATTATTACATTTGTAACTGTATTTTGCGTTGGGATTATCAAATGTAAATGCATCATTCATAAATGAGGATTTCCAATCAATCGTAGTATAAATAATATGTTTTAAACTATATTCGCATATATATAGATCGTAATTGGGTTGTTTTATACAATGCATTAGTTTGGTAGGTTCATATATCATTGGTTCTAAATTATATTTAAAAGAGTTTTTGTCCATTTTTGTATGATATGTAAATGAATTACATCCACCGCCTTTAACCGAGAAAAAAATATTTTTATTTTCGTGTTTTAATGAAAGTTCAGTTAATCTTTTTTGAGCAGTTTTTGTAATACTAATCAATTCCTTCATTCATATATATGTATATAAAATTTTAAGTGGTTATTACACATTCTTAAAAAGAGTGGTGTCAATTAAACATTGCATAACCGGTTTTTCTTCTTTGACTTTGTTTTTGGAATCAAAAACGGTTATCCAATCCGTTTCTGTGTGGTTATATTGATTAGAGTCACATTTAATAATTTTATAATTGCATTTTTTATAGAATCGTTTTCGGTGTGTATATTGATTTTGAAACACGTCATGCGTGTCCAAAATATCAACAATCAATGGTTGTTCGTGTTTGGTTCGTAATATTCTACCAACAGATTGTATAATGTCCGTTTTGGGAGTTGCCATAATTAATATAGACAATGTTTTAATGTCAAGTGCTTCTGCTGCCATAGCGTAGGTAGCAAGTACAATCTGTTTTTTTTCAGTTTCTTGGAGATTTTCTTTTTTCATACCACCAACGTAATATCCAACGGTTGCAAATTGCTTTGCAGTTATGCTCTCATATAAGTAAGTTAAAAGGGAGCGATTATGAGAAAGGATCATAATTTGAGAATCAGGCAGTTCATTGACAAGATCATCTATTACAGTAACGATAAAGTCGCTTCGTGGTCTGAATTTACATAATTTAGTAATCATTGTACTATATTTAGTATTCCCCTTAAAATCAACTTCAGATTGATTAAATTCTGTATCGCGATTTTTATATTCAATGGTTCTAACCACAACACAATCTTCATCTTTTCTTTCTTGACTATATATTTTTTCACCGATAAACATGTATAATATTTTAGTTAGTTTATCTTTTCGCTCAACTGTAGCAGATATACCAAGCATATATGGTGTGATTGTTTTAAATAGGGTTTTAGAAAATTGTTCACTGCCAATTCTATGAACTTCGTCTATAATTGTAAATCCAAAACTGTCAAATGCGTTAGACTGGTAATCACGATCGTACATTGTTTGAATCATACCGATAACAATGTCTTTGTCTTCAATGTCAAACGTGGATCCTTGTATTTTTCCGATTTTAGCAGATGGTAAAAATTCTTGAATACGTTCAATCCATTGATCCATAAGAAATTCTTTGTGCACAATAATAAGTGTTTTTTTAGATAAAATAGAAATAATATTTAATGCCATGATTGTTTTACCGAATCCGCAGGGTACTTCAAGTATGCCTCCATTACCAAAAGATGAATCTGTAGAATTACATATTTGTTGTTTTACATGATTCAGATAAACAGATACAATATGAATTTGATAATCACGAAGAGTTTTAGCAAATTCAACGTGGATGTCAGAACCAGTAGATATATTGTGTCTATTGGGAAGACCATATCTCTGAATACCGTAGAATCGCGGTATATATATTTTGTTGTCGTTTTCGCGATACATGGGAAATGCGTTTGCTTCGGCAGAGTTCTTTTGAAAACCAAAAACTTCTGGTTTAACAAAAAGGTCTTTGTAAAGAAATGCAAGATCTTCTTTGGAAAGGTTGTTTTTAGATATGGTGTATCCTTTTTTGCCGATGTAAGAATTTTCACAAATACTATTCTTATAAGTGTTTTCTAATTTCAAAGGCAATGTTTTTTTTTTCTTGTTCATAATTATTATTTTAGGTAATTAGAATTTAGGAATATCAATTTTATAAACGCTGTAAAAATTTATTTTTAATAAAAAATAATGATAGTGTAATATATAATGAAACTTTTAGATACTTTCAAAAAAATGACAAAAATGGAAATGTTACTTGGCATCATATTTATTTTATTTATTGTTTTACCTGTAGATGTACCATTAATGATAGCAAATATTATTGATAGTTCATTAGGAATGGTATTATTGTTTGCTTTAGCCGTTTATATGTTTACGATAACATCTCCAGTAGTGGCAGTTGTTTTTGTATTTGTTGCATATGAATTGTTAAGACGTAGTTGCAAGGCGACAGGTAAGAGAGTAATCATGAAACATACTCCTACTCAAGAAAAGAAAGATGAAAAGATGAAAAAAATGAACCCTGTTAAAAAAGCTACCTTGGAAGAAGAAATGGTTGAGAAAATGGCACCTGTAGGAAGAAGTGATATGATTTCTTACATAACAACAACCTTTAGTCCTGTTGCAGAAGATTTAGCGGGTGCTTCTTTAGTAGCATAAATATAATAATTATTTGTACTAATTATTATAATTTTATTTATTATCTGTCTTCTGATTCATATTTAAATAATCCATGCTTAATTTCTCTTGTTCTGACATTGTTGACTTAATTATAGCAGCTGTTATAGGCGTTAAATAAAATAAATTAAGAAAGAATATAAATCCAAAATTAGACTTTTCTCTTATCAAATTTATTATTAAGCCGTATACTATGAAAAAAATAATAAATATACTAATCGCTAAAAAGGAATTTGTCGCGTATTTTCCTGTATTATTTTTTAACAAACTAATGTGATAAGAACCGAACTCCCGCAACCACCCAAATGGACCGGGTTTGAAATTGTTTTTAAATTCTGTATAATATTTATTTTCTACATTTTTTTCATCTACATATTTAAAATTGTACGGTTTAATTATTCCATTATCTTTATGATAAAATAACATAAATTCTGGATTATTATCTTTTTCTGAGCGAATTGCATAATAGCCAAAAAATGTGCCAAAAAAGAAAATAAGAAATAAAATCATATATCCTGGATTTCCATTTGTTCCAAGAGAAAGATAAGAAAAACAAAAGATAGCTGTAATAATAAGAATCCGATAGTCTGTATAATATAATTTTTTATAAAATTCATCGTAGCGAAATGTTTCTGCGTCGTCTTTGCTGGTTTTGTCGGCAGGAAGAGGCAGCTTCATAACATTATCAAACAAGACAATTAAAAATGCGTGTCTATAAAATTTAGGGATTACCCAACTGCAAAATAGTAAAAGAAATAAGAATAAGAAGAAGTTAGACATAATAACCAAGAAATTTTTTTTTTGGTTTTCTTCGCCAGGTTTGTCTCCCAATCTAACTGCAGTTTCAGTTTCGTCACTGGCATTAACAAGATCACATTCAATGTATATATCGTCATCGTTCATTGTTTCTATTATTTTTTCTCCAAAGATAGATCCTATAAAGGTTTCTTGAGAACCTGTGTTTGTTTTGGATAATTTATCAGGATTATTGACGTTTTTGGAAGGTTTGTCTTTTAATGAAATGATAGAAGATTTATATGGTGCGGATGTAGTAAACAAACTGGTTTTATATGTTAATTTACTTAAAAAGTCTTTTGATGCGGCGTTTACCGGTATTGTTTTCATGAAAACAAATATATGATCATAATCACTTTGATAATAAAGAACTTGATCTTGATTTTTGATAATTTTACTTAAGCTAAATTTGAGAGTTTCGTCGTTGTCTTCGCCATCAATAAAAGTAATAAGATTGTCTAAATTATTTGGTGCGTTGTCTTGAAATTCTAATAAATAACATGTAAATATTTTTTGATTTACAGCGGTTTTTGGTCGGTGTTCAATAACAAGTTCTCCAACAATGGATTTATTATTGTCAGAGAAATTTGCAATATTGTTATGTAATAATCCGTAAAGGTATATATGTCGTGCAGTGTAATGTGAAGGTAGAAGGGGTTCATATGTAAGGTTATGTTTGGTATTTGTTAAATTTATTTGATAATATGTCTTTGAAGTAGTGATAAGTTCTCCTTCGGGTTTATTATTGTCATTATTTGTGATATTAGAATTGGCAGTTCCATAAAAGTTTTTTTCAATATGTCTTTGTTTAATTTCATTTAATGGATATTTTAATTCTAATTTTTGTTTTACCGTTTGTAATTCATTTGGATAGAAAAAAGACATGATAAATATACTATATTATTATAGTATATTTTATAATATTTTTATAATGTCTAAATTACAGGTATATAATGGAAATTATTATTTTCATAAATAGTGGCTTGAAAAGTGTCATTGTATCCTTCTACATAAATAACATCTCCATTGTATATTTCATCGCAACCATATTCACTTGAACAATTTTTACCATTGACACTAATAGGTAAGCGAGTATTCAAATTTCCAGAACCGGAGATAGTATAATATTGCCATTTATCTCTTCCGGCCATAGTTCTTTTACCCATTAAAGGAAGAATAATATCATTAGAATCGTTTGTTTTATTTAAAATACCGATTTGTTGATAAGAGGTGGGCAATGCTCTTGTTTCAATGTTTACGGGAATACCACGTATATCTCCAGAATCTCTGGGGTGTAAATAAGAATTGTCTTTTAAAGGAGGGGCGTAAGGATCGTTAAAGATGTCTTGTTTTGATGAAATAGGCATCAACATAGGAAGATGGTTTTGAGAACTTGTGTTTGTTTCATGGCTAAAGTGATTATTAGTGACTTGGTTTTTATTAACAATATAAAAGATGTAAAAAACGCTAATTAAAAGTAAAATAATGAAGATGAGTGTAACATTTTCAATACATACAACTCCGGGAATACATTTTTTTGCCATATATATATTGTATACATTTATTTTATGTCTTTTGGGTCTCTTGCATTAGGTAATGCAGCAATTTCATTAAAATGGTTTCTGGATTTGGGAATATTTTTTCGTTTCTTTTCTGTATTATTGACGATATTAGGTATTGTTTCTGTAAACACTTTATCTGTTTTCTTCTTTTGTGTAGCGAGTACGGATGTTTTCAACCGAATACATGTATAACAATTATCTCTTATGAATTTGGGATAATGTATTAAATGGAAGCCAATATTGGGTGCAAGAAAATCGTTGGCATCTTTGACAATTTCCCAAATAATTTTTTCAGTGGGATATAGATTGATATCAAGGAAGAATTTCATAAACCATAAAACAAGTCTTATAGGTAGGTATAAAATTTGACCAACAATGGTTAGAATATAAAAGGGGAAACAAAAAAATATATTTTTTAAAAATTTGACACCGCATTGTAGATAGGTACCTAAAAAGATTCCAAAATAGTAGACAAGGGCAGATACACTGTTAAATCCTAATCCTATGGCATGTCCTAAAGCAACAAATTCTTCTACAATTCCTTTAAACAGAGTATCAAAAGCGGCGGACATGTTTGAGAACCGGGTGTGACTTTTATTCATAAAACAAATAATACGTACAAAATCTTCAATCATAGCGTCAATACCAGCAGTAACTTCTTTAATAGGGTCTTCTACTGCGGTTTTCATAAAGCTTTTTAATGGTATTTCAATCTTTTGAGGCATTTCTTTAAACGTTCTATTAATTGATGAAATTGGTACATTGAGTATTCGTGGAATGGCTTGTCCAATTTTTTCAAACTGTTTTTTTACACCGTCTAACATAATTTATTTATTATTAACATAATAATAGATAATAAAATGTTTATGTAACTTTATTTGTTTTTCTTGCTCTAGGAAGTGCACTGACTTCATCAAAGTGTCTTTGTCCTTTTTCAATGTTAGCCATAGCGATTCCTTCGTCTTTTCCATCAATGATGTCAGGAATAACTTCATTAAATGTTTTATCAAGGACCTTTCTTTGACGATTAACAACTGAATTTCTTAAACGGATACAAACATAACAATCTTCTCTAATAGATTTTGGGAAATGTGTTAAATGGAAACCAACGTTTTTGAAAAAAAAAGTATTACCGTCTTCAACTGCTTTCAAAATATCTTTTTCAACATAGTAAATATCAATTCCTAAAAAGAATTTGGAAATCCATAATACAAGTATAATGGGTAAATACAATATTTTGCCAATAATATCTAACAAATAGAAAATGATACATTTGGGGAAATTAATTAGAAATTTAAGTCCACATTGCATATAAGTACTTAATAATAAGAAAGAACGGTCAACTAATTTGTTTGTTTCTTTGAAACCAACTCCAGCGGCTTTTCCATATAAAACGAGTTGTTCTTCAATACCTAAAAAGATGGAGTCAATACCAGCAAAAATATTGTCAACTCTGTCAGGAATGGTTTTAAAAAAACAAATGATGCGATTAAAATCTTGAATCATCGCGTCGATACCTTTCATGGGAGCCATAATGGCTTTTTCCATATCCTCAAGAGCTTTTTCAAGGCCAGATTTCATATTATTCAAGATTCCATTTATTTGATTGGGAATTACGGAAAGACTTCGGAAAATTTTATTAATTTCATTGGTAATTAAGTCGCCAATAGAAGTGAATGCGCGTCTTAAATCGTTAATAGCTCTATTGACACCTCTCATAATTTGATTTCTAATTTTTCTTTCTATCTTAGACATTTAGATATTGCTTTCTATATAATGATAAATGATTTTATTATATAGATTTAACTAATTAAGTAGATTTGTATTGTTCAAATTTTTCAATGAAACTTTCTGCTTTTGTTAACAGAGGATCAATTTCTTTCATGTTTTTCAATATATCTTCTTGAATGGATTGAAATTCAGTGAAGTCATCTTTTAATTTTTCGTAGGTTTCTTGTTTTTTTGCGAGTTTGTCGTCATCAGCCTCATCTTCAGTGGGTTCTACGTCAAGATCAACCGTGTCTAAAATGTCTTCGTCTTCGTCTTCCTCTTCTGGTTTTTCTTCGCCCTCATGTTCAAAACCTTCTTTTGTTTTTTTTTTATTTTTCATAGATTCACGTGTAGATAAAACATATTTTAATGCATGGGTTAGAAGAATTGCAGACAAAAGAACAACAATCATGTTTTTACTAAAAAAGCTTACTAAGAATCCAATAATAACAAACACGAAAACGGAATTGTAGTCTTTTTGATTTGCAAACATAAGAATGTTGACAATGGCAATAACAGCAAGAATATATAAAACATATTTATTTTGTAAAAAAGAACTTGGTTTGATCTTTTTTATTTTTTTAGAAAGAGAAGCAATGAATTTTTTCATTATGTATATACTATAAAGTGAAAAAATTTTGTTGATATTTAATTATCACTATCATTACTATCTGAACTTCCATAATAACTCGGGACATCTCCGCCATATATTTCTAATACTTCTTTAACAACTTCTTCTCTCTGAATATCACCTTGATCAAACTCAATACTTGAAATACTGGAGGAACGTTTTCCCTTAAATTTATTTAAAAAATCTTCTAAACCATTTTTTTCACCTTTTCTATCAAATTGGTCTAAATCACCGGTGACAACCAATCTACTGTTTTCGCCCAAACGCGTACAAAGCATTTTCATTTGAGACACGGTGGAGTTTTGCATTTCATCGGCGACAATCCAACATTTTTTAAAGGTTCTACCTCTCATATAGCCTAAAGGTGCAATTTCAATGATTTTTTCTTCTAATAATGCGGATACTTCTTTTGGAGTAATAAAATTATATAACACATCATAAATAGGTCTAACCCATGGTGCCATTTTTTCTTCAAGTGTACCAGGTAAGTATCCCAGATCTTCATCCACAGAAACAGAAGGACGCGTGAAAATTAGCTTTTCACAATTACCCATTAAAAAATTTTTAACACCGAATTCAGTTGCAAATAAAGTTTTACCTGTACCGGCGGGTCCAGTGGCAACAACAATCTTTTTAGTTTTTTGACTTAATACATTATGATATCCTTTTTGAGAATTGTTTTTAGGTTTTGTGAATTTTTCTTCAAATGTTTTTTTTTCTTTACTGGAAAGGTATTGCATCATGGTATAAGATTTATTAAGCATAGATTCATCATATTTTTTTTCATTTTCGTACTCGGCCAATAATTCTTTTTCTTGCTGCTTTCTTGATTTCCGAGTTTTTTTTTTAGTTTCAAAAACAATATTCCCAAGCGCTTCATCCTCAAAAGTTTTCATCTACCTAAACTTTACAATAGGGTCGCAAAATAAAATATAAACAATTAATTATTTTATGTGGAATTATTGTGTCTTTTTGTATATTTTGCTTCATTAATACTTTATAAATAAAAAATATAAATCGTATTCATCAATAAATGTATATAATGGAGAACATAGAAAAAATAGTGTATATAAATTTGAAAAAAAGAGAGGATCGTAAAGAGGAAATAGAAGAAGAGTTAACAAAATACAAATTGACCGCAGAAAGATTTGAGGGTATATACCAAGAACCACCACGAGGGATCATCGGATGTACAAAATCACATTTGGCAGTTTTAAAAATGGCAAAAGAAAGGAATTATAAAAACATTTTAATATTAGAAGATGATTTTTATTTTTGTGAAGAAGAATATTTGATAACAAAAAACATACAATTATTATTTAAAAAAAAGCCCAAGTTTGATGTATGTTTTTTGTCTTATCATTTACATGAAGGAGAAGTAGACATGGAAAATCCGTTTTTGACAAAAGTGGTCTTTTCTACAACAGCCTCTGGATATATTGTAAATAACCATTATTATGACACTTTAATCAATTTATACACAGACGCAATTGTAAAATTAGAAAATACCATGGAACATTGGAATTATGCAAATGATCAAGTATGGAAAGAATTACAAAGAAAAGATAATTGGTATTGTTTTACAAAGAGATTAGGAAAGCAACGTAATGGGTTTAGTGATAATTCCAATGCAGAAGTGGAAATGAAGTGTTAAATGTATGAATATAAAGATATATTGTGTGTTTGTATATGGAGAACAATGTATTTGAAGAGAATTATACAAAGCATATAGAATTGGTGTATGGAGGGAAAAGGGACGAAAAAGAGGATAATAAAATGATGCCGGTATATTTAGAGGATCATGATTATGCAATAGATATAGATGATAGAGTAGATTTGACGAAGCATGAAGTGTATAGTGTAGATCCCGAAGGTTGTGAAGATGCGGATGATGCATTTAGTATATATTCAAATAATAACACAAGATTATATTTGGAAATACACATAGCGGATCCAACGGAATATATAAGTTTAAAATCAGATTTGTGGAAGAATATAATGGAAAGGGCGACGACGAAGTATCCTTCAAATAGACGTCCAATACACATGATTCCGGATAGAATATTGGGATTGACGAGTCTGATGGGAAATCATGAAATAAAGAAAGCGATAACCGTGTTGACGGAGATAGACAAAAACACCTATGAACCAATAGGGGATGTGCAATTATTGTTTAGTAAGATTCTTGTAAAAACGGAGAATGCGTATTCGTACAAAGTAGCATCGGAATGTATAGATGAAGTGGATGCGTTTAAAATAGGTTTAAAAATAAGTAAACGACTGCAGGAGAATAGAGGACGTAATACAAAAGGAGTGAAATTGAATGAATTGTCGTCGTGTTATGTGAAATATAAGGAGGATGGTGTAGCGTATTTGTACCGAGATACAGAGGAAGAGAAGCGTATGAAGCAGATGATAGCAGAGTTTGCGATTTTTGCGAATTCATTTGTAGGTGAGTATTTGAAAAGTACGTTAAATATAGGTATTTTTAGAACATGTGAAGCAAAGGATTGGTTGAGTAAAGCAGATGAGAATATAACGGGGGAGGAAATGATACAGCAAATAATAACGAATGGGATAACTGCAGATTATTTATCAAAGGTAAGTTCACATGATTTGGTGGGAATGCCGGAATATTGTCATTTTACATCACCGATAAGACGATTAGCGGATTGTGTATGTCATTATTTATTAAAGTATATATATTTTAAAAATAAACGAAAGGAGGTGGGACGGTTGATGCCGTTTACAGAGCCAGAATTGCATATATTATCACAAAAGTGTTTGACAGTTACAAAGAGAGATAAAAAGAATCAATATTTGGATATAAAATTCCGTTTATTACAGGCGATGAGTAATATGATATATGAGATGGGTGAAGTGTTATTGGAATATTATATAACGGGATATAGTGGATTATTTTTGAATGTAATAATATGCAAAATAAATAATTACAATGTACACATGTCTTATACGTTGCGTGTTCGTAATTATTATAAAGAAATAGATCCAGAAAAACATGATAAGGTGATTTGTAGGAAAGTGAATTGTTTTGAGAAATACGACGGAGGTTGTATACCAGAATTGGATAGTTTGTTACTATAATGGAGTGAAGGATAGGATAAAAAAATATGTATGATATAATAATTATATTTTATAAAGTAGATAAAATCTAATTACTATATTATTTAGGAGGATATGTCCGATACTAATGTTGTTGAACCTTTGCTTAAACCAGACGAGAATAGATATGTAATGTTTCCAATTCAGTGCAATGATGTGTGGGAAATGTATAAACGCCAAGTTGATTGTTTTTGGCGTGCTGAAGAAGTTGATTTATCAAAAGATTTGACTGATTGGAAGACCTTAAATGGTGATGAACAAAAATTTATAAAAATGGTTCTTGCGTTTTTTGCGGCATCTGATGGCGTTGTATTAGAGAATTTGGCGATTCGCTTTATGGGCGATGTACAATTATCAGAAGCAAGAGCATTTTATGGTTTTCAAGTTGCAATGGAAAACATACATTCGGAAATGTATAGTTTATTAATAGATACATATATTCAAGACAGTACTGAGAAACAGACATTATTTGAAGCAACAGAGAATTTTCCGTGCATTACAAAAAAAGCCGACTGGGCGAAGAAGTGGTTGAATGATAACCGTAGTAGTTTTGGTGCCAGATTGGTAGCTTTTGCGGCAATTGAAGGTATTTTCTTTTCAGCTTCTTTTGCATCTATATACTGGATTAAAAAAAGAGGATTGATGCCCGGTTTAACTTTGTCTAATGAATTTATATCAAGAGACGAGGCGTTGCATACAGAGTTTGCAGTATTGTTATATTCAAAGTTGAAGAAAAAATTAAATAAAAAACGTATTTATGAAATTATTCAAGAAGCAGTTGAAATAGAAAAAGAATTTATTTGTGAAGCAATTCCTTGCAGAATGATTGGTATGAATTCAAAGTTAATGAAACAATATATAGAGTTTGTAGCAGATCGTTTGATTGTTCAACTTGGATATGATAAAGTATACAACTCTTCTAATCCTTTTGATTTTATGGAATTAATTAGTGTGGAATCAAAAGTGAACTTTTTTGAAAGAACAAACGCAGAATATGCTTTAGCAAATAAGACAGTAGATGATAACGTGTTTGATTTTAGTACATCATTTTAATAGAAAGCAAATAATGAAATATTTTGTTAATTATATAATTATATATAATTAATAAGCGTTTAGGTTTCATTGTAAATAGAAAGCGTTCTGGCACTGGAGTCTGTTGCATTTACATATTTTGGCATCCAAAAGTATGGTATAATGTGACCCAATCCATTGTAATAGGATTCAAATAAATATCTATAATAAAATTGTTCTGCCGTTTTTGGCATGTTGTGATTGTTCAGTTTTTGCATTTCTTTTACCAAAGGACATATCTGTTTAAAATCAAGATGATCGTTAGTATACTTAATTTGTTTACAAATATTTTCTTTTATAAACTGGTTTGCGTGAGTGTTTACAATTTCATATAAAGATTTTTTTAATTGAGAAACTCCGTCACTAAAAGCTTCTTTTTTCCTTTTTATAATTACATCGGGTAGTAAGGGTTTTTGTTCATGATTCATATAATTTTCACTATCAAATGCTTGTCGCAATAAATATTTTTCAGGATACTTTTCTGGATGGTCATATATTTTTAATGATTTACAACGAATTTCTAATGGTATAGATAAGTAATATTGAACCCATTCGCGATCAAGAAAGGGTGTTCTTGGTTCAAGTCCATGTGAAGAAATGCATTTATCTGAACGCAAAACATCAAATGAATGTATATTCTTAAGTAGATCTCTACATTCTTTATCAAATTCAAACATATCGGGTGCATGATTCATATATAAATATCCACCACAAAGTTCATCTGAACCGTCACCATTAAAAATGACCTTTGCATCACTGTTTTCAGAAATATATTTACCGATTAACCAATTTCCAATACTTGCGCGCACAGTTGTAGTATCGTAACTTTCAATATCATAAATGACATTAGGAATTGCATTTATAAAATCTTCTTCTTTTAATGCAATTTCTGTATGATTGGTATTTAAATAAGTAGAGACCCTTTTTGCATATTTTAGATCTTCTGATCCTTCCATACCAATACTATAGGTTTCCAATTTACCCAAATTGTTTTCTTGATAATAAGAGTTTACCAAAGCAGTAATTAAACTGCTGTCAAGACCACCGGATAGTAAACATGCAATCCCCCTTTCTGTGGTTTTACATCTTTTGTAAACCGCATTTTTTAAGTAACTTTGGATGTTTGTAAAAATATTCTTGATAGTAAAAGTAGTTTGTAGTATAGATGACACATTAGACGAAGAGAAACTGGTCTTATGAAAACATACGTTGTTTTGAACAACATTCCAGACAGGATTAACAGTATAAACCATTTCAAAATTAGAATAAGACCCGGGTTTACATTGATTAATATGATAAATATATTGTTTGGAATCTTTACTTTTAATTTCATTTTGGTAAATATCATTTATCATTTTTAATTCACTTGCAATCACAACTTTAAATGCATATTTATTGAAAATATTTTCACTATAATTAGACGGTTTCATGATGTATAAGGGGCGAACACCGTACGGATCCCTGGCAATATATAATTTGGAGGTTTCAGAGTTAATTCTATAATCTAAAAGACAAAATGCAAATACACCATCAAGCATCTGTAATGTTTGTTCTATTCCGTATTTTAAATATAGATGAATAATCACTTCACAATCAGAATCAGAAAAGGGTTTTACATCTTCTAAATGAAGGTATAATTCTTTATAATTATAAATTTCTCCGTTACAAATGAGTGCAATATCGTTATATACAAAAGGCTGGTTGGATGAATTATTTAGACCATTGATAGATAATCGGTGAAATCCAAAGTCAGCATTAATCATTACATTTTCGTAACAAGAATCGTCGGGACCTCTTTGCTTACCTTTTTGAAAAGAATCCACATATATATTTGTATCATTAGTAATTTTAGTATTATCTAAGATACAAAAAATACCACACATAATGTATAAATGCCCGAAACTTTATACTATTTAAAAATATTTTTATAAAAATAAGACTTCACACAATGATTTTGTAAAAAGATTGTTAAAAACGAGCACGTTAAAAAATAAAATATAAATGATATATATAATGTTTCAAGGAATCAATATACCGAATAAAGATAATTACAATAAGCCACAAAACAAGATCGTGCAGAATAATTTTAGAAATATAAATAATTTTGAACCTTTTGTATCAAAGAATGAAATATTTAAAAGTTTCAAGGGAAAAGAACAGATGAAAAATATAGTCATTAGTGAAGGTATAGATAAAGAATCCAGTAACTTTATGGTATTAAATTCATTAACGGGCTTGGATAAAGATATTGTAGAAAATGAGGATGAAGAAGACGAGAAAAAAGAGGAAGATGTAAAAAATAAATCATTAAAATTAGACACGTTATCAACAGTATTTATAGGTTCATTATCTGTAATTGGATTGTATTGTGTGTATAAGGCAATAAGAATGTCTAAATAAAAAATCAATATAATAAAATAAGAATATTTATTATATGGAGTTTGTGATATACTTTTTAAAAGGACTTAGTTTAGGATCAATTGTTTGTTTTTTAAGTTTTGTATTGGATTACACAGTGTCACGTCAAAGCTATAATAAGTTGATAGAAAAACAAAAAGATTTGTATGAAGAATCAGTAGTTGCTGTAAAAAATAATTTGTTGGTGATTTCGCCGTTTGTATATTCTTTTGTGGGTCAAAATTATTTAACTCATGGATATACATTGCAATATGGTAATATTTTGAGTATATTAGGTATTCATAGTGTAGGTTATTATATAGTCCACTATTCAATGCATAAAAGTCGTTATTTGTACAAATTGCACCAATTTCATCATAAATTTGATAATATATTATTACCGAGTATAGGAAATGCGGTAAGTACGGGTGAATATTTATTAGCATATGTAACACCATTCATTTTAAGTGCAAGATTATTAGAACCAAATGAAATATCTTTTGTTTCTGCTATTGCAATAATAAGTTTATTAAATATGGCGATTCATTGCAAAGAATTGGAGAATGTGGCATGGAGTAAATATTTGGTTTCGCCGAAAAATCATATAGACCATCATAAGTATAGAAGTAGACATTATGCTGCTCCAACAGTTAATTTAGACTATTTTTTTAATGGATATTAATATATGTCATGATGCTTTGAATAATTCAACTCTATTTTCTAAAATGGCACGTGAACCACTTGTTATGTGTTTTATTTTATAATCTTTGAATGATATTTTAATTAAATGATTGTTGTTTTCACTGTATACAATGGTTTTAATATTAAAAGACTTCATAACATTAACACAATCAAGACATGGTGCAGAAGATACCATGTCAATATTATTGTTGGATACACGTACAATGTATAAATTAATTTTACCAGAAATATTTCTTTTTAAACATTTTCGTAAAACATTGATTTCAGCATGGCAAGAACAGGATCCACGTATAAGGCCATCTTTAGAATAAGTTTGATAACTGTTATATCCTCTGGCCATAATTTTTCCACTAACTACTGCTAAACATCCATGTCGTGAATAAATTGGCGATTTACGTGCTTCTTGCAAAGCAATATTCGCTAAACGAACGTCCGCATTAGAGCATTCCATTATATTTAAAAAAATATAATGTTTATATATTTATTTCAATTTTTTATTAAAAAGAGTGGGAACAATGATCACTTTGTAGATGATGTGTAAAAAATAGATAAATAGTAAAAAAACCATAAATAAATTGAAGAATTTCATAATATTACAGTAAATAGTATCGTCATCTGATCTACAGTGTATTGCAGTGCCGAAGAAACCAAAGATACCGGAATTAGCAATTCCACCTAATGAAGTTGAATTTTTTTTCATTATATAAATAATTAAAATATTATTTAATGAAAATTTAGAGTTTAAAGCGTTTGAAAAGTTCTAATGCAACCAAGCCTCCGAAAATTTGTGCAAGACAGTAAGGTATTAAATCATCAATTGCCAATTTTCCTGCGGATGCCATTGCAATAGAAACCGCGGGGTTGATATGTCCGCCTGAGATGGGTCCAGTAAGAAGTATGACTAAAGCCAATGCAGCGCCAATGGCTAAAGGGTTTCCTGTAACAAGAATAATATATACAAAGAAAGCAGCACCAAGAAATTCAGCTAAATAATTATTCATTATAAGATATCAAGATAGAAAAAAATTATTTATTTGATTTTTTTGGGACAACAGCTCCTCCAGAACGAGCTCTTTGTAATGCTCTGTTTCTAATATTTGTGTCGTTATTATTTGTAAAAGAAATTGTGCCTCCATTTATGTTTAATGAACTTCCCATAGAAGCTGCTTTTCTGCGTGCGATTACAGAAGACGCATCTTTCCCAAAAGACCATCCTTTTTCTATTCTTTGTGAGGTAGTGTAATTGGTGAATTGCATTCTACTGCTATATGATTTTCTTCCTAAAGAAAATGAACTGTCATTACTACTGGTGCTATCTTTAAGAGGCATAGATTTGACTCCTTCTAATTCATTATTATTAATGTTTTTGGGTTTACATATCAACCCGCGATCAGTTGAGGTGTCTGTGCTTAATCCGAAATTACTTCCTTGTCCTACATTACTAAAACTATCTACATAAGATTCAGATACAAGTGTAAAATTAGTAGTTCCTGTTGTTGTGCCTGGAGTGAAGGTTCCCACAAAGGTTCTATTGTCTCCTGAATCATTTGTCATCTGACTGAGTGTTCCATTACTTACAGTTACGTCCGTATTACTATCAAACCCAGAAATTTCTTCTGAAAAGGTTAATGTAATTGTTGCAGTTTGTCCACTTGTAATTTTATTAGTATCGGTAGTAAACGTACCCGAAGGTGCTTGTGTATCTACAGCATAATTACTGGTAGAGGCAGTAGAACCTACATTACCACCAGTATCAACATATGAACCTTCTGCAATAGTTAGTGTTCCAACACCAATTTCAGTGTTTGTATTTGGCGTGTATACACCTGAATATTCTGTAGTAGAATCTTGCGTTAAACTAACTACTCCACCGGAGGCATCAATATCAACAGCTTCAAATCCAACAACTTCTTCACTAAATACAACATTAAATGTGGCAGTTTCACCTACTTTTAAAGTGTTTTTATTCATAGTAAATGATGTTACCGTGGGTACAGTTGTATCTACAGTAAATGATGTACTTGAGGTGTTAACCTCGTCAGAAGAGGCAATAAATACTGAAATGACAACAGATCCTTGTGCTAAAGTAATGCTTATTCTGTTGCTATCTATTGATAATTGTGTTGCGAAATGACTTGTAAGTTCATTTGAGATTGTTGTTTGTGTTGCAGAATCAATATCTGTTAAGTCTTTATTATTAACTGTATATATAATAGAATTGTCTATACCATCACTGGGCAAGGTGTTAATTACTGGACTATCCAGTGTTGCTCCAGAAATATTATTTGTAATTATATTTATAGTATCACTTGAATTCACAACACTATTTAAATTACTCATGGCTTGAGCAGAAGTTAACGCCTGGTTACCAGCAAGATCAGTATAATTTGTTTCTATCGTCATAACACTGACATTAGATGCGTTTGAAAAATCAGAATCGGGAGTGAATACAGTTTGCCAGGTAATATTATCTGATGTAGTTACTGTGCTTATTTTTCCGCTTTGTACAGTTATATCATCGTTTGAAAAATTGTAAACGGCTTCTGTAAATGTGATAGTTGCAGTAGATGTTGAGTTGACATTAATTAATGCGGGATCCATTACAATAGATTGAACGCTGGGAGAAATCAAATCAACAGTTACAGAAGTTGAATCTGTAACATTAGTAACACCTGCGCCTGCATTACCGGTTAAATCATTAAAATTAGAAATAGTAAATCCGATTTGTCCATTTGTATCACTTGAATTGACTTGATAACTTGCTGTATAACTTTGATTACTACCAGATACAGTTACTGCATTATTTACCGAAACTCCTCCACTCGTAAATGACACGGTAGGACTTGTAATATTTTCACTACCCGTAATAGAAACTGTAATAACATCTCCTGTTTTTGCAATAGAAGTACTGTTTGCGTTGTTGGATGAAATAGAAACAGCAGTTAAGGTTGGAATAGTGTTATCAACTGTAACTGTACTTCCTGATGTTAATGTATTCACTTGAACGCCGGAATTTCCAACTGTATCTAAAAAGTTACTTATTGTGAATGCAATAGAACCGTTTGTATCGTTGGTATCAACAGTATAAGATGCAGTATAAGAATTTCCACTACCTCCAACAGAAACACTTCCGTTCACAGATGAGGATCCACTTGTGAATGCGACAGTAGGTTGTGTTATATTTTCACTTGCAATAATAGTTAATGTAATTACATCTCCGGGTTTTGCTAAAGTGGTTGTTGAATTGTTTGAAGCGATTGTTACTGTGCTTAAAGTGGGGGCAGTTTTGTCAATCGTAACAGAAGACCCGTTTGTTACAGAAGTAACGTTTGATGCTGTATTACCAGTTGTGTCAGATATATTGGAAATAACAAAATTAAGAGTCCCATCTGTATCTCCTGAATTCACACCAATAGTAGCAGTATAGTTTTGTCCAGAACCAGTAACATCAACGCTACCCGTCATAGCAACATTACTACCAGTAGTATTAAATGTAACAGTAGGTGTGTTAATATTCTCACTGGATGTAATGGTTAAGGTTACTGTTTCTCCGGCTTTGGCTAAACTTTGATCACCAGAGTTATTTGTTGTTAGGGTTACTACAGACAAAGAGGGTGCTTGAGTATCAACTGTAACTGCAGAACTATTTGTAGTTGATGTAGCAGTATTTCCACTATTGCTATTTGCGTCTTGGAATCCACTTACAGTAAATCCAACTGCTCCATTACCATCAGACTGTGCAATTGCATATGTTGCAGTGTAATTGGTATTTGTTCCACTACTGGGGGAAACGGTTACAGCTCCATTCACTGAACTTCCATTACTGGTAAAAGCAACTGTAGGAGGTGTAACAGGTTCATCTGCAGTAAGTGATAATGTGACAGTATCTCCAGATTTTGCAAGTGTAGTATCACTATTGTTAGATGCAATCGTAATTGTTGAAAACGATGGTGACGCAACATCATTCAACGTAACAAAATTAGAATGTCCTGTAGTTAATGCTGCATTACCAGCGGTGTCAAATACTGCATCAGTTAATGGAGCAATACTAATTCTTTCATTTCCATTCGGGTTTCCTGAAACAGTGAAACCAAACATGTATTTGTTGTAATTTGAAATCACTGTTATACTGCCTGGTGTAGTATTACTTAATGTGGCAACACCACCGCCGGAATTGTCAATGGATAATACAAAATCTGAAACTTCTAATGCACCGCTTCCAGTGGATGTATTAAACACGTTTTCATCAAAGGTAATTGTAATAAAATTATTAGATGAATTTACTGTAGTGGTTGTGATACTTGGTGTTTGCTTATCTACTGTAATATTTGATGCACTTGCAGCTGCAGTGACAGTACTTGGTGGATTATTACCAACAGTATCCGTGTAGGAAGTGATAGTATATCCAATACCACCATCTGTATCAGAGTTTTGAACTGTATAAAACGCTCTATATTCTGTATCTGAATCTTTTACAACAGTTCCGCTGGAAGAAGATTGATCACCGCTGGTGAATGCAACTGATGGTTGTGATATTGCTTCTGCAGCAACCATTGATAAAGTGACAATGTTTCCTTCTTTTGCTAAAGTGCTTGTATTATTATTGGAAGATAAGGTTAGTGAACTAAATGTGGGTCCCGTTAAGTCAATCTCAACATAACTATTATCTGTAGTGGAAGTTACAGAGCTACCTGAATTACCAGGGATATCGGTAAAACTACTGATTGTAAATCCAACATCACCTTCTGTATGATTAGAAGCGACCGTGAAGTTAGCAGAATAAGATTGTCTGGTAGATCCTTGTGTCATGCTCACAGTTGAATGGTTAGACGTGTTTCCATTACTTGAAAATGCAATGGTAGGCGTAGTAATAATTTCACTAGATGAAATATCTATTGTAACGGTATCCCCTTCTTTCGCAAGAAGTTTCCCATTATCAACTCTTTGATTGCTATTACTGGACGACAACTCCACATTTGTTAATGTAGGTAGTGTTTTATCCACTGTAATTTGTGAAACAGTAGAATTGGACAATGTAGTCACATCTAAACCTGTATTATTATCAGTATCTGTAAAATTGCTAATTGTAAATGTTATTATACCTTCACTATCAATGCTATCAATTGTATATTGTGCAGTGTGTGATGGTCCTGGACTTGTTCCTGTGTACGTTACAGAATCGGTAATGCTGTCTCCATTACTTTTGAAAACTACGGTAGGTGTTGTTACATCTTCATTATTTGTTGTTTGCATAGTTAAAGTAATGACATCTCCAACTTTTGTTTTAATGTCTGCATTATCTGTATTTAAGCTTTCAGAATTAGATGTGGTTATACTTACTGTTGAAAATGTAGGTTTTAGTGCATCCACCACGGTAACTTGATTATTAGTTTGTGTGGTAGATGTAATGTTTCCTGCTTTATCATAAATAGAATTGGATACAGGTGTTATAGTGATTACTTCCGTTCCGTCAGGCGATCCAGTTAATGGTACTCCAAGTAACCATGTTGTATTGTTTCCGCTTATATTTACAGAAGATGGATTAGAAGACGTTAATGATGCAGTTCCGCTTTGTGTACCAGTTGTCATACTTAATGAAAAGTCTGTTGTTTCCAGATTACCAGTACCATTTTCGGTGGAATATACGTCTTCATCAAATACCACTGTTATGGTTTGGTTGTTGGTAGTAATTGAAGAACTCATGATAGTTGAAGAAGAAGTATCAATAACAATAGAAGATGAACCCGCAAGAGAACTGGATAAGTTGGTTGCTGGTAAATTTAAAGATAAATCATTTCCATAGGTATCTTTGATTGTTCCTCCATCAACATCCAATGAATTAATATTTTTGTAATTTAAATCAGATTCATTGTGTCCGGATTGAATCGTATATGTGAAATTCAATGTGTTTGTTCCAGTACCAGATGAATAATTTGCACTGACATCTGTTCCTCCTACGTTTAATGTTAGTTTTGGAGTTCCGTTTGTCGTATCAACATTTACAGCTTCTCTTAAATTAATTTGTATGGATATATTTTCATTTTCTTTATAACTATCATCCGTTGTCACAGATGTAACACTTGTAACGGTTGAAGCAAATGTATCAATAATAAAATTACTTGTATTTGCAGAAATACCTGTGTTTCCAGCAGTGTCCGTGTATGAATTATTTAAACTTAATATATTTGTAGTGTCTTCTACATTTTGTGAAGGTGTGTATGTACCACTCCATGTAATATTGTCACTTGTTGTCATAGTTGATAAAGAACCATTTACAACTGTAATATCATCATTGCTATTAAATCCTGAGACAGCTTCGTCAAACTGTAAAGTAACTGTTGCAGTTTCTCCGATTGTTAATGTAGAATCACTGACAGTAAATGCAATAACAATATTTTGAGAAGTGTCTATTGCAAAATTTGAAGTATTTTGTGAAGGTCCAATATTTCCAGCAGTGTCAGTATAATTTGTGGATAATGATAATACATTTGTAGTATCTTCTATTTCGGTGTTTGGTGTATATGTACCTGTCCATGTAATATTATCAGATGTTGTCATAGTGGATAACGAACCATTTGTAGCAGTTATATCGTCGTCACTACTGAAATTGGAAACTGCTTCTGAAAATTGTAAACTTACTGTTGCCGTATCTCCAATTTTTAATGCAGTGTCGCTCATAGTGAAAGATACAACAGTTGGATAAATAGTATCAATTGTAAAGTTGGCCGTTTGAGACGCAGTTCCCGTATTTCCAGCAACGTCAGTGTAATTAGAAGACAATGATAAAATATTTGAACTATCCTCAACATTTGAATTTGGTGTGTAGGTTCCTGTCCAAGTAATATTATCAGATGTTGTCATAGTGGATAACGAACCATTTACAACCGTTATGTCATCATCGCTACTGAAATTGGAAACTGCTTCTGAAAATTCTAACGTGACGGTTGCAGTATCGCCTGCTTTTAATGCAGTATCACTCATAACGAAAGAATTAACTGTTGGTGAAGTGGTATCTACAATTAAATTTTTATTAGATGACAATGAATTTGTAGAACCAGGAGAAGGTAATGTTAAGGTAGCATTATTTCCAGCAGCATCTTGGATGGTTCCTCCGTTAGTACCGAGTGATGTTGTAGCAGCATAATCTAAATAATCTGTTTTTGAAGAACTGTCTTGACCTTGAAGAATGGTATAATTAAAAGTTAATACTGTAGATGCTGTACCACTGGAATAAGTTACGCCGTAATTTGACCCGCCAATATTTAATGAGATATCGGGAGTGCCGTTTGTAGTGTCTACGTATACAATCTCACTGAAAGTTATTTGGATTGGAATCATAACATCTGCTTTGTATTCCCCATTAGATGTAGACGAATTGATATTTGTAATTGTAGGATTTGTAGTATCTATAATTAAGTTTTTATTAACAGATAATGATCCTGTTTGTCCTGGTGATGGAAGGGTCAATCCAGCGTCATTTCCTGCATTATCTTTAATTGTACCTCCGTTTAATCCTAATGAAGATGTAGTATTATAATCTAAATTATTACTGTCGTTGTGTCCGGCTTGAATCGTATAGTCAAATTCTAAAGTATTTGTTCCTGTTCCACGAGAATATAAGATATCATAAAGGGTACCTCCAACATTTAATGATAAATCAGGTGTACCGTTTGTAGTATCTACATTTACAGATTCACTAAATATAAGTTGAATGGGTAGAACAACTCCTTCTTTATAGCTGCCGTCTGCAGTACTTGAAGTGATATTACTAATAGATGGTTGTGTTGTATCAATTGTAATTTCCGAAGAAGAAGATAAGGAACCACTTTGACCTGGAGTAGGTAATGTCAGCGTAGCATTATTTCCAGCAATATCAGTTATTGTAGCTCCATTTAATGCAAGAGAAGTTGTATTTTCGTAATCTAATTTGGGTTCATTGTGCCCATTTTCAACTGTATAATTAAAGATGATTGCACTGTTTCCGGAAGTATTTGAATAATCTACATTTACTCCGGTTCCACCAATATTTAACGTAAGAGTTGGAGTGCCTCCACTTGTAGAAATTGTGATGGGTTCAATAAATGTAACTGTTATTGGGATGACTGTGTTTAGATTATAACTACCATCAGATGTTGTAGTTGTGATTGCTGTTATTGTAGGTGAAGTCGTATCTGTAAGATTTACGGTATTGTTTGATTGAGACGTTGTTGCAGCGTTTCCTGCTAAATCAAAAATAGATGCGCTTACTGGATTTACAGTTAATTCTTCCAGACTGTTCGCTACTGAACTACCTGTGTAACTTATAGATAAATCGTATATACTTTGACTTACTTTGCCAATTGCGGAAGGTGTATTACTATTTAATACTGCCGTACCATTAGCAAGTGATAATTGAAAATCAGATGCTTCAAGTTCACCACCTGAGTTGGTGTTATATACATTTTCATTAAAAGTAACTCTGATAGCTTCATTACTGAATAAATTAGTATTTGTAATGGTAGGAGCGGTAGTATCACTAAATGTTACTTGATTATTTGATTGAGATGTGGAAGCTATGTTTCCTGTTTGATCAAATATAGCGGATGATACAGGATTCACAGTTAATTGTTCAGCAGAGTTGGCACTTCCACTTACATTTATAGATAAATCATAAATACTTTGACTAATTTTATTTATAGCCGAAGGTGTTGTACTTGCTAATGTTGCGGTTCCTCCTGTTAATGCAAACACAAAATCGTCTGCAGTTAAATCTCCACTACCAGATGATGAATTATATACATTTTCTGAGAAATTTACAGTAATATTAAGATTATTTGATGATAAACTTACACTACTTATTGTAGGTACTGCTGTGTCTACTGTAATTGCAGAACCGTTTGTTGTTGCAGTAACTTGAGTTGCACTATTTCCTGCATTGTCAGAAGCATCAATGGTAAATGTAACCGTACCACTATCACTTGATCCAACAGTGTATGTTGTTGCAAATGTGTTTCCGGATCCAGATACAGCACTGTTAGAAACAGGGGATCCTCCAACACTAACCGCAACAATCGGAGTATTTATGGTTTCGCTTGCAGTAATATTAAGTGTAATAACGTCGTTTTCTTTTGCCAGAGTGGAAGTAGTATTATTGGAAGATAAATCTACTACGGTTAGCGTAGGTACAGTAGTATCAACTGTAACAGCAGAACTATTTGTTGTGGCAGTAACTTGTGTTGCATTATTTCCTGCGGTATCGGATGCATCAAGTGTAAATGTAACTGAACCACTATCGCTGGATCCAA